TAAGGATACATAATGCCAAAAACATTAAAAAATCGAGGTGGGAAATCTTCAAAATCTAAGAAAAATACAGATGCTCTAATATCAAATGCGAAAAGAAAAGCAAGAAAAACGCCTGGACTAATAAGCAAAAAACCAAATGTGCCTTTTATTAGGAAACCAAAAAAGCCAGGATTAGGTAAACCAATTGGAAGTCCACAAACTATTACAGGTAATGCTGTGACATTGGTATCAAAATATGTTGCAACTGCACAAGAAGTAACAATAAAAATAACTGGTATAAATTCTGGGGTGACTAAAGAAGTTAAGGTCACGGTAAATCCGAAATAAGATATAAAATAAAAACTAAATTCGGTAATATTTATTAGCGAATAGGAGAGCTTAGAATGGCAACACAACAAGGTATATTTACATCAATCGAAGAAAATGACAAGATCACAAGTCAGATAAGCATTGTGTCTTCAGGGATGTGGTCAGGCGGAGTCGGAACACTAACTAGTTTTCATACATCTTCTGTTCAGAGCGGAAGCACAGGACAGTTTTATTTAGATGTCTATCAAGGAGCTGTTGGCACAGATGCTACTGCTTCTGTACAATTTTCTGCTGCTTACGGTAACTACGCAGGATCCGGTTCAAAAACTGGTGACGCAGATTATGCAGCATCAAAAGCAATTTATAGACAATTTAGAAATTTATTATTACCACAAAATACAGAATACTTTCAATTAGATGGTGATGCAGGAGTTACATCATCACAAGAAGTATTCGCAATTTCTGTAAATCGTAGTCGACTTAAAGAAAAAATGGATCCAGGTAATTGGGAACTACATTTATCTGGCTCTGATGGCAGTGTAAAAAAGATGATTGATAATAGTGGTGCAACAAGTGATCCTACAATTAAAAGTACAACAAGAGAATTTAATGTAATTTCTGGCTCTATTGCTTCTGGTACTGCAACATCGCCAGCGGGCATTGGTAACAATTCATTCGGTAAGTTTTATCCAGAATCAGGAGTAATTATACTTGATGCTACTGCATTAGGTGGGGCAACTTTTTTAAGTGGCTATGCTGTCAGTACTGATAATGATGATAATAATACAAATAGATTTGTACAAGCTATTCAAGGTGGCATTTATTTTTCATCTAGAAGGGAAGAATCAATAAGATCTACACATTATTTCTGTAGAGTTAAGCATAACATGTATAATCATAGTCAGAATCCTACTTACTTTACATCATCAGATAATACATTAACAGTACCTTCATTTCGAACTGATCCACAATCTTATATTTCTACAGTTGGTCTTTACAACGGTGCCAATGAATTGTTAGCAGTTGCTAAACTTTCTAGACCAATATTAAAATCATCTAGTAGAGAAGCATTAATTAAAGTAAGATTAGACTTCTAATTCAAAGGTTACCATTTTATTTTAATTGTTGTAGAATATTTATTGTAAACATGGGATACGTATGTTCACACCAATTAGACAACAAGATAAAGCAGTAACACCTTACGAAGTACATAAACAATTTTCAGTACAGTATTATGGTGGTGTAGATACTTCTACAGACTTAGATATTATGCCTTTGCATGCAACTACTGGTAGTATGATAGGGAATCCAGGATTTAGCACAGCAACATCACCAGTCAATACATTCACCAATTCTAAAGGTGAAGTTATTAAAGTTTATAAAGAACCGTTATACAGACAAATAAAATTAAATTTCTTTGAATTTGCACATTCAGATAATAGATTATATAATGCACCTCAGCCACAACATGTTTTAGATTCAAATCATATTCCATTTGGGCATCCAGCAACATTTGGGTCAGGGTCTTATGAAGAACTTGGTTTAAGAAAAATTTATAATGATGTTAATGTTATTAGTATACCGCAGAAAATTTTTGGTGAAGGAGTAATGTCTGGTTCAATTGAGCTTACAGATTACTCTTTTGGTTCTGCTATAGTAGTTAAAGATGATGGTTACGGAAACTTATATGATTCAGCATACGAAACAGAATTTAATTCTGGTACGCCGACTGCAGATGGATCAGGTTCTGCGCTTGGTGTCGTATCATATGATCATGGTTTAATTATGATTTCTACAACAGGTAGTCGTTACACAAATGTAGCAGGTGGGTCTGGAGGTACTGGCTGGAAATTAAAGTTTGATTCAACAAGAACAATTTATGAACATGAATATACATGTACAATTCCAAGTGAAAGATATAATGGAACAATGAATATAAGTGCTACAAAGGAGAGAAGTGGTAGTATAACAATACCTTCATCTTCAGCACATGATATGGATGTATTACGACAAATTTTGGCACCCGCTGAGTTTGCTTACAAAACATCAGGATACACTTCAGCACCTGCGGCTGATAATATGGTTACACATTCTTTTTTTGCACCATACATTACAACAGTAGGCTTATATAATGATTTTGGAGATCTATTAGCTATTGCAAAAACTTCTAGACCAATTAGAAATGATCCTGAGTTAGCTTTGTCTTTTGTAATAAGATTTGATATTTAATATAATAGGAGAAAACAGATGTTAAAGAAAATGTGTATTGGGTTACTACTAACCTCATCTTTGTTTGCAGAAACAGAAATTTGGAAGTTTTTTAAATATTCTACAGCATATGCTAGCTTTAGCTTAAATGCACCAAGATATCAAGATGATAAATTTGCTATCGTTGGGGGATTGTCTACTGGTGATTTAGAAGTTGAAAGAACTGATGGGGAATTAAAACCCGATTTTCAAAAATCATTTGGATTGAGAAAAATTGGTAGGTTTAAATATGAGCCAAAACGAGGTGTTAAGAACGCAGGAAATGGTGGTACTTGGTATGATGGTTCTGAGCAAGCAACAAATGAGATGGCAACATTTGGACCTGTTAAGGGTTATGAATATTTAATCAAGTGGTCTCAAGGACGTCAATGGGGAAATGAATATTTAAATCAAGAATATTGGGTAAGATATGTTGGTGACTGGTTCATTGCAAAGCTTGGCTGGACAGAATTAGGATTGGAAGATATTAATTATGGTCAAGGTGATTTGAGATTTAAATGGACGCCTAAAGCATTAGGAAACAAAGTCAATTTCAGTATTGGTGCTAAACATAGACAACATCCAGTATATGGATTTGATGCTATGATATTGGATACCACATGGTATAGAGGTTCATGGTGGGATTTTGCTGAGGATGCTTTTGGTGTTGATGATAACCAATGGGGTGATGCCAATGCCGTTGATGAAAATGGTGATTGGATTCATACAGAACTATTAGAATATAGAAATGGTGAATGGGTGCCGATTGAAGGTGAAGGACCTTTTTGGAATGGTCAAGGAGAGTATTGGGGTCATGACTGGTTGTGGAGAGACGCTGATGGTAGAGTATTCGCTTATACCGACAGAGAGTTTTTTGTGTACCATTTTCCTGGAATGTTAGAAGATTATATTAAAGATGTACAAAAGAATATTGGATTTCAGAAAGAAACATCATTAGTATTAGGAGTTGACTGGTATTATTATGCAGAAAATTGGTGGATGCATGCTTGGGGTAATTATCTTCCCTATCATTACGGACATGATAAATATTCATATCATAATGGAGCAGCATATGAAAAACATTTAAACGAAAATAAGGAGCCGCATGAATTTATGTTTATGGAGCCAATGCTAATGGCTTGGAATGATTATGATTTAGGTGCCATATTTGGTGTAAAAATACAAGACAATTTAGGCGTATTTGCAGAAGGTAAATATTTATATTATTGGGAACGGCCAGCTTATGATTTTAAATTTGGACTTAACTATCAATTCGTAGGATTTTAGGAAAGGAAATATTAATGCCCAGTAAAGCAGCAAAAGACAGAAAACGAAAACGGGCTGCATTAAATAAGAAGTGGTCAGAAGAAGGTAGAACTGCTATACAACATAAAAAGTGGTTAGCAAAAAAAGGTAATAATATAACTAATAATTTTTACGGGAGTAAACGTTGAACGGTGATATCAAAATAGGAAAAATGCTTTGTGATGAAGACATAATCACAAAGAGACAATTGAATGTAGCCCTACAAGATCAAATCAAGGGGGATAAACGAACACTTGGAGAGATACTTGTAGCTAAACAGTTTTGTACAATTGATGATATAACAGAAGTTATAATGAGAAGCACTGAAGAGAATGGTCACGAAGTACATCATGATGCAATTGTTGAAAAAATAGAAGGCCCAAAAGAACCAATTGAATTAAGCGAAGATAAAATATTGGATACTAAATTCACACTATCAGTTCAAACTATGGTAGCAGCTGGTACTGGTCTTGCTTCATTGATTGGAATGTGGTATGCATTACAAGCAGAAATACAAGAAGCAAAAGAACTGCCAAGTTTAGAAAGTTTATATCAACAAGAATATCCATCACGACCAGAGGGATATAACTGGCCACGTTCTTTTGAACAATATAAAGATCAGGTCGGTTCTTTGCAAGAAGATATGGATGATGCGTATGATGCAATAGATGAAATGAAAGAAGTCATTAAAGAGCTGTCTAAAGAAATTCGTTCGCTTGAAAAAAGTAAAAAGGACAAATAGGAGTTAGTTATGAAAAAGATAATTTTGTCTCTATTATTGTTAGGTGTCTTATTTGGGCAGGTTAATGATAAGAGTTTTAAAGAAAAAATTAGTGATGGTGTGGTTATAGTTGTATTTACATCTAAATGGGCAGAAAGCGATGGCATGGAGTATGTTGAAGGTATTTCCGGTCATGAAGAGGCAATTATAATAAAAGCTATGTCTGAAAATACTAAAAAGATTTGTAAAAAATTAAGATTGAGAAATTTTCCTTCTATTGCGTTATTTATTAACGGTGACAAGGCAGATACTTGGAAAGCAGATATGGACGGCATAATCGATATAACACCAAAAGATATTAAAAAAGCAATTGATGCAGGTATAGCAGGAGACGTATTCTAATGATAAAATTGAAAGATTTACTTAAAGAATCATTCACTACAAAATATTGGGGAAATAGAAAGTTTGGTGATAAATTGCCAACCCTTAATGATTATAAAAAATTAAAAGAAGGTGAAATAAACGAAGCCTCAGACTTAGATAAGGCTTATGATAAGTTACATGATGCACTACAAGGGGCACACATGGCAATTAAACAACACGGTGATAGGAACGCACTAAAAGCTTTTAAAGAATGGTGGGACGAATTGGATAGATTCTATCCAGACCCCGTGCAGAATCCTAAATAAGATGATTAAGCTAAGAGATAATATAGGCATGCTAGCTGAGTCAGTATTAAAAGAGGGCGTGCCAGAAGGGTTAGAAAGCTTGAAAGGAGATTATCCTGGGTCACGTATTTATAAAGCTACAGGTGATGGTTCAAATGTCAAGGGACAAATAACTAAAAAGATGTGGGATGATGGTGCACCAATGACAGTTAAATTTGGACCCAATAAATCGTTCAATACACCCAAGGGTGAGTTTTGGATTTTAGAAACAGATAAATTTTGGTACTACAGAATTAAAGATGTGTGGTATGCAATAAAGGGTGGAAGCAATTCTGAACCCTTTGGTTTTGAGTATTAAGGAGATAAGTTATGGGATTACTAAGTACATTAACTAGCGCTGCCGGAAGTTTATTGGGAGGAGATACTTTAAAAGACGTGGGTGGAATTATTGATAATTTACATACTTCAGGTGAAGAAAAAGCAGAAGCTAAAGAAAGAATTACAAAAATATTAGCTGAAGCAGAACAAGCTGCTCAAGCTCAAGTATCTGCAAGATGGGAAGCTGATATGAAACACGGAAGTTGGCTGAGTAAAAATATCAGGCCGCTAACATTAATTTTCTTGACTGCTGTGTTTACTGTATTAAGTATTTTTGATGGTAACCTACAAATAGGTGGGGAAGCTTTCACAATAGGTGCAGCATATGTACCTGTATATCAAACTTTATTAATGACTGTATATGCAGCTTATTTTGCTGGTCGTTCAATTGAAAAAGTAAAACAGGTAGCGAGATGATAAAATTAAAAGATATAATGAAAGAAGGTAAAAAAAGAGATTATAGCGAAGCTTACGAGAAGTTTTATGGTGAGTATAAAAAGTTTGCAAATGCAACGATGGATGTAGCTAAGTCTGCTACTGAGATAAGCGGTGAAAAAGTAGATGAAAAAATAATTTTAAAGAATTTTAAAAAACAAGTTATTCCGTTTATAGGATTAATGAGTAGCTGGAATAAAGGGCACCAGAGTAATGCAGCTTTAGATGAAACAATAGAAGAGAGTCCTGACAATGATATGTTTAGGGCTTTAAATAAAGTTAATAATGATATATTCAAAATTATGAATAAGTATGATGGCAAAGCCGATATGGATGCTGTATTTAGAAGTTGGATGTTAGGAATACACTCACATCTTAAAAAAGCAGGCATAAAATTAAAATGAATAATACAAAAGAAGCCAAAGAATTAACTCCAAATCAGGATTTAAAAATTAATGCTGGGCTTATGCAGATGTGGAAAAAAGCTGGCTTACGAGTAAAGAGTTTCAAGGCTACTAAAAAAGGTCATAATGAAATTTGGTCCGGAGAATTTAAAACTAAAAATGCAACGCTCTCAATGAGTGTTGACAAGTATGGCAGTGTATTTTATCACGCTGGCAATAAATCTGTGAATATTGGGCGACTTGATAAACAAAGTAAGATAATAGAGTGGATGAAAGCAATAATTAGAAATGCTCCGTGGGCAGAATCCGTAAATGAAGCTATTTCTTGGGGACAATTGAAAACATTTTTAATAAGTGTTTCAAGGTCAGGAGCTAAAAATATGGATGGAGTAAAAATAAATCCTCAAACTGCTAGAGCAATTTTAGACTATGGAAATTCAAGTGTATCTAATCGAAAGAAACTTGAAAAACTTCCAATTAAAAAAATGATTAGTCTTGTTACAGAAGAATCCGTAAATGAAGCTAGCTTGCCTAGTAATATTCAAAAATGGGTTATGGATCGAGGATCAAAACCTAGTAAGGATGTTAAGATGATTGGTAAGTGGGTAAAAAAGCTTACAGGCCATGAAATTTCTGGTGGGGTTGCAATTGGAAAGAATTACAATACTCTTGTGTTGGACATTGAACATCAAGATGCCGCAATTCATTATGATACCACTAGCGGTGAAATAAAATTATATAAGAAAAAGATTCGTAGCTTTAACGATTTTGAAAAAGTATTTCAAGCAAACGAATCAGTATTTGTTAATGAAAAAATAGAGCGCGGTAATGAAGTCCATGCTGAAACAAAGAAAGAACTTAAAGATGCTATTGCAAAAAGTATGAAAGAGATATTAGCTGGAAAGACACCAAAATACGATATTATTAATGGTATGTCCGGAGAGATGATTGGCTGGAAGGATGGTAAAGATTATGTCTGGCAACCTAACGCAATTCCGTATGCTGAGAGAGAATTGAAATGAAATTAAAAACCTTTTTATCAGGAAATATCAAGTCATTGTCAGAGGGTATTGCGAAAAAAAGTGATGTCAAAAAAATGGAAGCGATGGCCGATGATGTTGTCAAGAGGATGAAAAAATTAAATGTAATGTTTAAGAAAACACATGATCCAAGCTCAAGTGAGCCATCACTCTATAATACGTTTAAGGATTGGGAAGATTTAACTCGTGATGTTGATAGAAGTTATGGTGGTTGGTTTGGTTATGTGTATGATAGTGATTACGTAGGAGACAAATAATGGCTATAGAAAAAACAGTATCAAAAATAAAAGAGGGAGCCTCAACTGAGGATAGGAAGCACGAAATTAATTTAGATTTGCTTGGGATTATTAAGTTTAGACAGTCAAGAAAGTGGTACATCAGTATTGTTGTTGTCGCTTTATTTGCTGTTATTCTTGCACTTATGATTTATTTTATGAGTAATGGAGTTGATGTACAGGGTGGCTGGAAAGAAATTTTATTATTGATGTTAGGTGGATTTGTTGGTTCATTTGCTAAGGTAATTGATTTTTGGTTCAATAATGCAGAAGATGATACGAAATTGTTAGAACACGCTGATGATTAAGCATATATTTTTAATGTCGTGATATTTATAAGAAAATGGAGATTATAGTATGTCCTATTATAACGAAGCAATCATAAAGCATATTGTTACTAACATCGCAGAGGGTGGTGCAGAGGAATATCAAAAATTCTTTAAAGACGCATTAGCTAAGTTTGATGCAAAGTCTCCTGCTGAACTTGACACTGATAAGAAAAAAGAATTTTTTAATTATATAGAAAAGAATTATAAAGGTGATGATGCTAAGGAGTCAAAACTCAATAAGCTTAGAGGCATTATTAAGGGTATAGCTAAAGAAGAAATTCAAAAGTTAAACGTAACTTAATTGAGATTATATAGTGAATAATACTTTTAAAAGAGCAAAACACATTATCATAAAGAAGCTAAATGAAGCTAGAACTATTAATGTAGAACCTAATTGGGAAGGTGTGTGGAGATTTTTTAAATACATAGAGAAAACCGATCCAACCCAATGGAGTAAAATGAAAGGTCAGTTTCGTGATTCTTGGATTAAGCTGCAAAGAATGGCAGATAAAAAAGGATGGAAATCCGAATCCGTAAATGAAGGTGGAACTTCGTTACCTGGAAATGTAAAGAGATTTATGGAAAAGTTTGTCGATGCCTTAGAGCAAACAGGCCTAAATCGTAAAAGAAAAATGGCAGTTTTAGCCGGTATAATAGATGCATTAGATATTGAACCAGGAAAAATAGTATCAATGGTAAATAAAATAAAATCTGGTCAAGCCATAGAAGGAACTATAAAAGAAGGCGCAAATAAAAGGCTAGGTTGGATGGATGATCTTATTGATCAGCTTGGATCTGAGAAAAAAGTATTGGAAGAAGTGTTTAGAGCATTGTCTGATAAGGAAGCAAAAGAAGTTCATGATTGGATTATGAGACACTGGAGTTAGATGTGATCAAATTAAAAGATTTGTTAAAAGAAAGTATCGGTGGTATGGTAACTATTGGTGCATTAAATAATCCATTTCCAACGCGTAAAGAAAAAATTAATGAGGCTTCAAGTGTAAAATTTGAAGTACATTCAGATCCGGATCAAACAGAAAGAAGTTTTGTGGCTGGTTTTAAAGAGTTGGCCAAAGGACATGGTTCTATAATAGATTACGGCCCAAGAGAAACAGATAGCTATGACTGGAATGACCGAAGTAATTATGAGTCTGCCAAAAAAGAATATAATGTCTATATGAATAAGATTGCAATGCGATTAAATTCTACAGTTCATGATATGAATCAAATTTATAAAGTTTGGAATAAAATAAGCACTAAGTATCGCAAAAAAGACAAGGACTAGCACCATGATATTAAAAGAATTTTATACACACTTGTATAGCAAAAAACAAAAAGGTCATATCTCTGATTATCACCCTGCTAAAGCTTTTGTAACTAATGAAGGCTTTTCTAAAAATATGATTAAGTATGCAATTGGACTGGCTGAGAAACACGCTGGTAATATGACAAAAGCCGTCAAGCTTATTGATAAAATTAAAAAAGGTTTATCTAATGATCCTAAAGTAAAAGCAGCACTTCAAGCTGCAAATGAATCTGTAAAAGAAGTTGCTTCACCTCTTATAAGTCATTTAAATCACGCAAAGCAAGATGTAAATTATTTAATAGATGCTGTCTATTCTAATGAATCTGAAGATGCTTTTGAGAATCCTAAAATGTCAAAGAAGCTGCTTATGGCAGTAGACAAATTATTAAAGAAGGTGAGATAATAATGTTAGAATCTACAGCAGCATACGAAAAAGCATTACAAACAATTGCAAAAGATCGACAACTTGATATGATCTCTAAAAAAGATAAAGAAACACTTCTTAAAATTGCAAAATTAATAAAAAAAGCGAATGAATCTGTAGATGAAGCGCTTCCTAAGCCCGGGATCAAATTATCAAAATCACAACTAAAGGGCATGATAAAACGTGCTAAAAAGGCAGGTGCTAGGGGTTATGAGATTATTCAATCATTATCACAAGACTTATCAATAACTGATGACGAAGTGGTGAGCACTCTTGAAAAATATCGTTTAATTGGCATGACAGAGGAAATTAAAATGAAGGAAAGTAAATTTAGATCTGCAATACGGGATCGCATTAAAGCTGAGCTTAAAAGGAACGTTTTGAGAATGGAAGAGGAAGATGGTGTTGCTGATGCTGATATGAAGACAGCTAAAAAACTTAGAAAGCCATTAAGAAATACTATTGAGGGAGTTTCAAATGCTGTTGATAATATTAATCGCATGATGTCCAGTTTTAATGCTCCAGGTTTGCGTGTTGCTTTTCTTTATGCAATTAAAAAGAATATCAATACACAAACACAAAAGTTTGATATGCGGAGTGCCTTAAAAGATTTCGAAGATTATTATAAAGATAGATAATGAAAAGATCTGAAGCAATACAAAAGCTTCGCGAAATGGATGATGACGAGCGTGCTTATGTATTATTACAAATATATGGAAGCAACATGGTTACAAATTTTAAACGACTACTTCAAGGTATTAAAAAACAGAAACCTGGGGTAATTAAAAAAGCATATAAAGATTTTAGTGGCATAATAGGTGCCATTGATAAGAAAATGAAGGAGATACTATAATGAAAAATCTACTTAAAGTACTACTCTCTGCTTTTATATTTCTATCTGTTACACCAGCACCCGCTATGGAGTATAGCGATAAAGCTGGTATGGAAGAAATAAAGAAAAAGAAAAAAAGTAAGAAGAAGAAGATTAAAAAAGGCAAAAAGAAGAAAAAAGGCTTCTTTAGCAAATTTAAAGGTGCTAAGTAATTACAAGTATTACAGAGAATATTCTGATGAAGAGATTGATTCAGAACATGATGAGTACTTTGATAACGACCGCACTTTAGAAGCAGCACCAAAATTATTTTCCAATGAAGAAGATATAACATCTTTTATTAAGGATTCAAAAGTTGAAATATTATCTGCTAATGAATTAGTAAAAATAAAAAATACTGATATTGGTGAGATATTAGGTTATAGCTCTAAGGGATTAAGATTATCTGCATGTATTAAGTTAATGAAACATTACGGGAGAGATTGGAAACGATTGCTAGATGGTTTTGTTAATCGTAAAAATCTACCGCCTGCGCTAGTGATACGTGATAAAAATAGTGATATGTATCTAATGTCAGGTAATAGTAGAATGATGATGGGTATTGCACTTGGATTTAATATGCCGGTTAAAATTAAAGACTATAAAGAGTCATTTATTACAGAGGGTTTTAAAATGAAAAAAGGTGTTATGATAGATGTAACAAAGGCAATAATTAAAATGCATGGATTAAAATCTAAAGTAGAAATAGATCGATCAAACAATAAGGCAGATTATGAGTGGATTTCTGATACAATAACAATTAATCCACAACAGGATTCTATAGAAGATTTTGTAGAATCTATTTTGCATGAATGTGATCATGCATTAATGAGAAAAAAATTAGGTGCTGATGGCTATGAAGAAACTTATACTATAGCAGGACAAAATATGGTTGATAAGGGTAAGGATTTCTACTGGGATAATCCATTCGAAAAGCAAGCAGAAAAGTATGCTGAGAAAAATTCTAAAAAATATATGAAAAAAATACAGCCTTTTCTAAATTAAGAAGTATATATATATCTGTACATGTACAAGGTTTTAGTTATCACAAGATGAACGCTAGCTCAAGAGGCATTAGTGTTCCTCCTGAAAAGCATGTTTTAACTAAAATTGCTAATAAAGCTAAAGCTAATAAGAAAAAATAATAACTTCTTATAATAACTTAAACTTAAGGTTTAAAACTAAATGAGACCAAGAAGCGCTAAAGCTAAAGGTAAACGGTTACAAAATAAAGTTACAAAACTTTTACAAGAAAAATATTCTTCAGTCTTAGAAGAAGGCGACTTTAAATCAACAACAATGGGCGAGCATGGTATGGATGTTCAACTATCCCCTTCAGCTAGAAAGGTATTTCCATTTGCAATTGAATGTAAAAATCAAGAAGCACTTAATATATGGAAAAGCTTAGAACAGGCTGAAAATAATTGTGAAGGATTGACACCTTTGCTAATATTCAAAAGAAACAAATCAAAAATCTATGCTACTGTAGAAATCACAGATTTTTTAGACTTACTAGATGGAAATAAAACAAAGATTACTTAGTATACTAAACACAGCATTTAATAGTCAAGGTTCTGATGGCGGACGTGATGAAATAGTTTATTATTGTCCATTTTGTGATCATCATAAGAAAAAGTTACAAGTAAATGTAGTAACTCAACAGTGGCATTGTTGGGTATGTGATGCTAAAGGGAAATCTGTATTTTCTCTTGCTAAAAAACTAAAAGCATCAAAAGCAGTTTTCTCAGAACTAAGTCAGATCTTTAAGAATACTAGTAGATATTCAGCAAATCAAAAAGAATTACACAAAATAGTACAGCTGCCTAAAGAATTCATATCCACTTCAGTAAAGACTAATAGCATCTCTCGTCGTCAAGCATTACATTACCTACATAACAGAAAAATTACAAATGCTGATATGATAAAATATAATATAGGATATTGTATTGATGGTGAGTACGGAGGAAGAATTATTATACCCTCATATGATAGCTATGGAAATTTAAATTATTTTATTGCAAGGTCTTTCTATAATTCAAAACTAAAATATAAAAATCCACCCGCGCCCAAAGATACAGTTATATTTGAACTTTATATTAACTGGAATATGCCTATCATATTATGTGAAGGTGTTTTTGATGCAATTGCAATAAAACGAAATGCAATACCTCTTTTAGGGAAAACAATACAGGATTCTTTACTGGCAAAATTAGTATCTAACAAAGTTCCTGAAGTTATTTTATCATTAGATGCTGATGCTAGTGAAATGATGACAAAAATATCTAAAAAATTATTAAAGTGGAACTTAAATGTTTCTTGTGTTAAATTAAAAGAAGGCGATCCTTCTGATGTTGGTTTTAAAAATATGCAGCATGCATTAGCTAAAAAATCTGCAATAACAGATTACGATCTAATAATACAGAGTATTATATGAAAATAAAAACTAAATTTAAAACTCTAAAAAAGATATATCATATTTCAGATATACAAATTAGAAATTTACAACGTCATAAAGAGTTTGAAAAGGTATTTGAAAATTTATATGAATTTATAAAAAAAGATACAGAAAATGCCATAGTTTACATTGGTGGTGATATAGCACATAGCAAAACTGATATGTCACCCGAATTAGTTGATCAACTTTCTAGATTATTTAAACGATTATCTGAATTATGTCCCACATTATTGATTGCAGGAAATCATGATTGTAACTTAAACAATCCATCACGATTAGATGTGCTTCAGCCAATAGTAGAGAATATTAAAAATGAAAACTTACATTATTTAAATGAATCAGGAGTATACTATATAGGTGATGTTGGTTTTGCTGTTTTAGAAGTTAGAGATGACGAATCAAATTTGCCAGATCCTGCTACAATAAATGCAAATACAAAAATATTGTTATATCATGGAACAGTAGACAAATCACAAACTGATTTAGGATTCTATCTTCCCAGTGCTGTTAAACTAAAAGATTTTAATGGCTATGATATGGTTATGTTGGGTGATATTCATAAGATGCAAACAATGCAAGAATATAAACAAGGGAAAATAAAAAAACCAGCTGTAAGATATTGTGGATCGTTAGTACAACAAAATCATGGGGAAACTTTAAAAGGGCACGGTGTATCTGTTTGGGATGTTAAGAATAGAAAGTTTACACATAAAGAAATTGAAAATGAGTACGGTTACTATACTCTCTATATAGAGGACGGGCTTGTTCCAAAAGTTGATGATTTACCAAGCAAGGCTAGATTGAGAATTAAAGTAAAGAATACATCTAGTTCTGATTTAAAAAAAGCACTAACAATAATCAAGCATAGACACAATATCAAAGAGGTATCAATAGTACGAGAAGATGAGTATAGGGTTGATACAGGCAATTCATCTATAGTTGATTTCGGCGATGTATTTGATCCTGATGTCCAGAATGGATTAATAGAACAATATTTAATAAATAATACAACAGCTAGTGAAGAAATTATTGAGAAGGTAAAGAAAATCAATAAAGAGCTTAGCAGCTCTATAGTAGGGGAAGAAATTTCTAGAAATATCAGCTGGAAGCCAAAAAAGTTTACATTTAGTAATATGTTTTCTTATGGTGAGAATAATGTAATTAATTTTGAAAGATGTAATGGAATTGCTGGTTTATTTAGTCCCAATGCAAGCGGTAAGTCAAGTGTTTTAGATTCATTAACATATTGCTTATTTGATAAGTCAACAAGAGCTTATAAGGCAGAAAATGTGATGAACCATTCTAAATCAAACTTTAGCTGTGAGTTAGAATTTGATGTTGGTAATGATTCATATGTTATTAAGCGTGTCGGAAAAATTTTAAGGCATGGTTCTACTCGTGTAGATGTTGATTTTTACAGATTAGAAGATGGAAAGAAAGTATCATTAAATGGTGATCAAAGAAATTCAACTAATAAAAATATTAGGAAATTGATCGGCACATATGATGACTTTATAATGACCAGTTTTTCAGCACAAGGGAATTCTTCTATATTTCTAGAACAAAATCAAACTGAAAAGAAAGAGATATTAGGAAAATTTTTAGGCTTATCTATTTTTGACCAATTATACAAACTAGCAAGAGAAGAATCTAGTGGATTACAGTCAATGCTAAAGAATTTTTTAGATATAGATTATGATCAGCAAATAAGTGATATTGAAACTGAACTAGATCTAGTAAAAGAAGTCATAACAAAGCTTGAAGATTCTCAAAGCAAAAAAGAAATTGATCGAGACAAATATAAGAATAAAACTTTAGATTTAATGGGAACAATGAAACCCATTGATGCTACAATTAAGGATCTAAAAGAGTTAGAAGATAATCAGCAGCTAGAGGAAGGAAAAAAAGTAGAATTATTAAAAAGACTTAATAATACAAAAGATGAACTAAGTGAAACAAGAAGAAATGATGAAATCCTCGCTAATAGAATTAAATCAGAAAAATACAAGGATATTGAAAATAGAACAGTTGAATATGAGTTAATTGTATCTCAAAGGGATGAGGCAAAAAGGGCAATAGATAATCTAAAGATTGAAGTAAGAAATAAATTAGATAAAATAGATAAGCTGGGAAATTTGGATTATGATCCCGGATGTTCGTATTGTATGAATAATGTATTTGTTAAAGATGCAATAAAAACAAAAGCAGATCTAGAACAGGATAAGACAAGAGCAACATCAACAGTTGCAAAATTAAAAACACTAGAGAATAAAATACAAATTAATGAGGACGTGCCGAAGTCTTATAGCGAATTTTTAGATTTAACAAAAGAATTAGAAAATAATAAGAAGTATTTTGAGCAGTATGAGATTAGAACAAAAGATATTAATGATGCTATTAAAAGTACTGAGTCATACATTGCCTCTATAAAAAATGAGATTAAAAGAAGCAAAGGTTACCAAAAAGATATTAAGCATAATGATAGAGTACAATTAAAGATAAATGATCAAAAATCATCTGAATCAATTGTCGAGACTGAATTAAAAGCAGTAGTAAATGATATTCATCAGTATGTTGGCAAAAAATCAGCTTTAGAAACGAAAAAGCAAGAGATAGTACAGGTTATTAATAGAGTCAAGGATCTTGAAGAGAAATATGAAGCATACAAATACTATTTAATGGCTGTAGATAAAAATGGTGTAAGTTATGATTTAATATCTAAGGTTTTAACTAAGGTTGAATCAGAGGTTAACAATATACTATCACAAATTGTAGATTTCCAAATTATCTTTGATATGGACGGAAAAAATATAAACAATTATATTGCTTACGATAATGATAAATCGTGGGCATTAGAAATGGCATCAGGTATGGAAAAATTTATTTCAGGATTAGCCATTAGAATTGCTTTAACCAATATATCAAATCTTCCAAGACCTAATTTTATAGCTATCGATGAGGGATGGGGAACAATGGATTCAGATAATCTTAATTCTTTGTATCAACTATTCCAATATTTAAAGAATATCTACCAATTCTCTCTTATAATATCACATATTGACACAATGCGTGATTTCACAGATATTCTACTTGAGATAAAACAAGAAAACAATCATAGTAAGATTATTTTCTAGTCTCGCTTTTAAGTATTTTAACATTACTATTTAATTCCATTCCACTCTTATAATCAAGCATTAGCTTGTTAAGGAATGAAGAAAAACTTCTATAGTTGACGATGGCATTATCTTTTATCCATTTAGATAATTCAACATCCAAATAGACACACATTCTAGCTCTTTTCATATAGCACCTTTTTAAATAAATATAAGCATTATATACTTTTTATATAACTTAGTTAAATATTTGGATTGCAATCTACACTGTGAAATATTTATCTACACGGAGTTATTCTATGGCCAAACTACAAAAAATAGCGTTCTTACAAGATTTAGATGAAATTCAATCATTAATAACTGAAGAAGGACTATTATCTAAGTATTTTAATATAACAGATCTGCCACTTGAGCTGCCAATGGGCAAGTCTTCAATGTTAATAATGGGATCTCCTGCATTACTTGATGGTGTTATACTAAAAATTGAGTTAGTAGATAGCTTAGGAGAACCAGTTTATATAGAACCAGTTTACAATTATTCAGAGAGCGGCGGAGTAAGGGTCGGTATAGAAGTATACAAAGATACAGCTGCTGGTGCTGCAACACTTACAATATTAGGAGAATTAGATCCAGATAAAGTTGATGAAAATATACCTGATCAATGGAGAGGAACTTATAATGTAAAGTATACTAGAACTCTTACAATTAATAAGAGTATACCGAATGATAGACCGATAAGATTTTTTAAGCGACCAAGATTACAAGTTTTTGAAATTATCAAAGGTCAGGTATCCCTGGCAGCATCAACAACAGGCTCAAATGAACAAACTGTTGGAACTATTATTGGTACACCTGTGCAGAATACAGAAGGATCTAATTTTTCTATCGATGGTGACAACTATCAAGAGGTACAAACCTATGCAGATCAGGTTTACGGCTTTAATCCAATGGGAAATTATGAAGAGTATGACTCAACAGATCCGCGATATACTATTACAATAGCTGATGCTGATTTTTCTTCATCTATTGTTGGGGGTGCTATTACAATTGACGCACCGAATGTAAATTTATCATTCTCTACAGGAAGTAACACTGTTATACCTAAATATACATCTAGAATTTCGAATGTTGTTAACAAAAAAACAATAGAAGTACAGAAGCCTTATGGTGTTTATGATTCAGGAAGTGGTTTTTATCGTATAGCAGAATTAGGACCAAGTAGCTATAAAGTTAATTGGCCAAAATTTCATGAGTATGATACTAGCAGCATAAATTTTAAGTCATTTGCAGATATTAGATTATCTAAATTAAGAAATTTTTCTGGAGATGTACACAGAATAGCTGGCTATGTAAAGAATAATGGCCCATTTGGTAACTGGTCAAAAATAATAGATACACCCGTAGAATCGCCAGAGCTGTTACTTGATCCGCTATCAATAACAGGAACATCTCGTATAGGATTCTTTAATTCTGATACAGTAGCAACAACGTATTGGACAGCAACAGGTGGTAAGTTTGGCGTAGAATCTGCCACTACTGTTCAAACGTACTCTTCAAATGAGTATTTAACAGATTCAATTTTTATGTCAGGATCAAATGTTGACCTAATTTCAGATGATGATGAAGAATGGATTAAGTTACAATTAAAAGATGCATTTAAGTTAGACTTTATGGCAGATACAGAGTATAAGCTAAGAATAAAATTAGTTGCTGACAATACTGAGGGCCAACAAAATACAATTAAAGCAGTAGCACATATGTCCGGATCTGCATTTGGTATGTCACAAAATAATATTTTTGCTGGACAAGGTTACGGAAGAGCTATCGGTATGATTACCCATAATAATTCTGCTGGCAATGTTATGGGAGCAGCAAGTCCTCAATACGAAACTGTATTTACACCAGACTCCGATGGAACAGCAGTTTTACAATTAAGATTTACAGGTGGATACTGGTCAGTATCTGAAATATCTGTAAAACCAAATTCTGATACAAATTTTTCTCCAGAATACATTAGATTAATTGCACCTGTACCCCCATTGCAAACAAGACCAGATTATTTGGATTTTGCTTTTGAATTTTATGATATAAACAATAATAAATCACAAACAGTTGTTACTTCCCTACCTGATAATCCTGATGGCGTAAAGTTTGATGGTGAAAATATGAATATTTTAGGTAACGATAATTTAATTGGTGGTTCTGTATACATTGGCGGGGATTCAATTGGCGCCGGCATACAATTTGGCGGCGTAAATTCAACAATTCCGGAAACAGGGGGGTCTGGTGCAATAGCATCTGGGTTTATAAGATCAGTAAAATATCAAGGATTCACATCTGCTAGTCAAGATAATTCAAATACTGGCTTTATGATATATAGTGGGTCAGTATTACCAGACTCTGGTGATGACTATTCTGGCGTTGGCTTGGAATTGGTTGGCGAGTCTGGTAGTTTTAGATTTGGCACTAATCCATCAAGATTTGAAGTTATTGCAGACGCATTTTTTGTCGGATCCACAAATGCACAATTTATATCTGGTTCAGGTGGTAATATAGAAATAAGTTCTTCAGCTTTTCATCTTACACCCGCTGGTGATGTTATTATGTCAGGATCTGTCACAGCAACAGAAGGATATATCGGTGATTGGCAAATTATTGAGGGCAAATTAAGTGGTTCTAATGCTACATTAGATGCAGACGGAGCAGCTCTATATAAATCAGATGCGGGCCCTGATAGCAATCCTCTAGACGGATATTATATAGATTTCACCCCCGGAAGTTATTATGTAAGGTTTGGCACAGATTTTGCAGTATCTTCAAGTGGCCAATTATTTGCAAGTGGTGCAAAAATAGAGGGTGTGCTAACTTCATCTGAGGGGTATATAGGAAATTGGACAATAGCACCAAATACATTACACTATTTTACAGATCCAACGTATACTGGATTATCATCAGCAGGGGATACAAGATTTTTTGCTGGTGCTACATCATTAGCTGCGTCAGGAAGTGCCCCATTTAATGTTAAAGCATCGGGAGATATTACTGGTTCTAAGGTATTATTTACGGGAGGAAAAATAGCTGCATTCAACATATCAGATGATGCTCTTTATACAGATTCTTTTTTTATAAGTGCATCAGCAACCAATGATGATTTATTTATATCTGCTTCAAATTTTAATGTATCTGCAAAAGGAGATGTATCAGCTTCTGACATTTATGTATCCGGCGGTACTACAGTTGGCGGCGATATCATCGGAGGAGGAATAGCAGGTTGGTCAATATCAGCAACTAGTATTGTTGATGACAATAATATTGTTAAGCTTGAACCAGCTGGAGCCTATATAATATCATCATCTAATTTCCAGGTTTCTTCAGCAGGTGAAATGACTGCGTCAGCAGGTAAAATAGCTGGATTTGAGATTAATGGTACACAATTAAAACAAGGAACATCATTCTTTTTAGATGGTGCGTCAGATGGCTCATTTTTCATATCGTCATCTGATTTTCAAGTTACACCGACAGGACAGATTACTGCGTCTGAAGCAAATATTACAGGTGACATTACAGCTAACACAATTACTGCAACTACAGCAGGGAACATAGCTAATTTTACTGTAGCAAGTACAGGCTTAACATCAACAGGTGTCGGAATGCACCCAGCAGGACAAGCTCATGCTTTCACAGCAGGGACAGGTGGAACACCGGCATTTAGTGTGACGCATGCAGGACAGATTACTGCATCTGCGGCAAATATTACAGGTGATATTGTAGCAAATACTATAACTGCTAATACTACAGGAACAATAGCTAATTTTGATATCGATTCTATAGAGATAGCATCTTCAAATAATAAATTAAGACTAAAATCAAGTGGTCAAATAACAGCATCTGCTGCAAAAATATCTGGGTCAGGTGTTGAAATTGCGGCACCATCATTTATATTAGATACAGATAATTTTGATATTAATTCTACTATTGGGACAGTTGCTTTAGGCACTACACCAACATTGACTGGTGGGACGGGTGTGTTTATGTCATCATCTGGAGAGTTTAGATTAGGTGATCCAAGTAGCTATCTTTCATTTGTTAATGATGCCTTTACATTGGCAGGATCAGACATAGAAATAGATGTTACTGATTTAAATATTTCAGCATCCGGATTTACATTGTCTAGCCCAGAGGCTTCAATGTCATTGGGAAATTCTAGAGAGCTACTTTTACATGCTACAGGTGGTACAAATAATGTCCCAATTATTAAATTAGACGGTGGAGAAATATCTGCATCTAATTTCTTTGTTTCAACTGCTGGTGAAATAACAGCATCAGCAGGAACTATTGGTGGGTGGTCAATGACATCTGCATCAATTGAATCTTCCAATAAAGATATTCAAATATTTGCAGATAGATTAGCAAAATCTGATGGATCCGGCGGGCCAGGATTTATTATACGTGATCAATACCAAAATGATGTCGTTTCAATTGTTTCAGGATCATTATACGAAATAGGCGCAGCAACTGATGAAGCAAAGAATGATAGCTTTGAAGTAATAGAATCAGGTTGGGAATCAGATGGCTATCATATAGGAAACTCAGCATCGCCCCTAACAATACATAGCTGGTCATTTAGTGCAATTGGACCTGTTTCTCATTCTATAACAAGGAGGTCAGGGACAAGTTTTACACAATTTAATAAAGCACTTGTGGGAGATTATACTTTTGATATAGTACGTCCCGGATATTTAGCGCCTATTGCAGCACTTAGTTCAAGTGACGCCAGTATTTCTGCTTCATACGCTGCTGCTAAAGTATCTGATATTGATGAAAATCAATATACTTTGTCACAAGAAGTGAGTGCTAGTAGTCAAGCTACAAAAACTTGGATCGGTGGTAATGTAATCTCATTTGCATTTGTTGGCAAAATGTCACACTCATTATCAGGGGGTGGATATGATAGGGGTTTAGAATCTCAAAAATACAAAGTTGATTATTGGTCAACAGGAGATAGTGAGTGGAAACAATTTATACCAGCAAAAACAGGATCTGATGGGTTCGGCTCATATGACTTAGCAACAAGGTATACATCTGTAAAATCATCAAATCAGCTCCCTGAAAGCACACATAAATTAAGAATAGTATTATCGGGCTCAATAAACTCAGACATAGAATTTAAAACATCAGAAGATTTATATGAAGAACTAGAATTAGATCCTGTATTCAAATATATGAAAGATGCAGGTCTTCTTCCAGAACCAGTCACAGGAAGCGCTGCAAATGTCAAACCAGAAAGCGCAAAGTACCCATACACAGAATTAAGTTTTGATAATTTTAGATTAGTTCAAGATCAACCAAGAATCCAAATTTCACAAACAGGATTCTTATTATACCAGTCAGAAAATTCATATTTAAAAATGACGCCTGCTGGCATGGATATGAGAAGCTCTAATGAAGGTGGGATGGCATTTGGAAAGTCTGTAACAGGAAGATCTGCAATGGGAGGTGCAGGAGTTTTCGGCCGTTTTGCAGCACCAAAATTACAAGCATATGACGCTGATCCAAACACAGTAGAAGCATACGCTTTCGCAGGTAATACAGATGAGTACGCAAGGGGTAATCACGCACATATATTGCCATTCGACACATTGAATGATGTAATTGGCACTGGGACGCTAACAGGTTTTACATCTACTGGAATAGACGATAATGCAAATGCAACTGCCATTACAATCGATATTGGTGGAAACGTTACATTTGCTGGCAATATAATACTTTCAGGTACAGTAGATGGAGTAGACATATTTACACGAGATGCTGTTTTAACATCGACAACAACTACAGCAAATTCCGCAGTTCAACCAGCAGATACATTTTATATAGGCACAACATCTATTGCACACAATAGAGGGTCAGCTGGACTAACACTTGCAGGAATTACTTTAACAACACCATCTATTGCTGCAGCTGGTTGGGCAAATGCAAATCATACACACGCAGGTTCTACAACTGGCGGACAAATAGCCGCATCAGCTGTTAGTGATTTTGATACTGAGGTAGCTAATAACACCGCAGTAGCAGCAAATACCCTTAAAGTCTCAGATGTAAACCACAATGTAACAACTAACCTCAGCGTGAGTCGTAACGGCGCAAAGATCGATGTGGTTTCAAGTGATGGAACTAATGCAGTTCTACCACTAGCTGATACAGATAATTGGGGCGTAATGTCTGATGAAATGTTCGATGAGCATACGGCTAACAATGCCAAAGTTTCAGATATAAATCATAACGTCACCACCGATTTAAGCGTGAGCCGTGATAGCACTAAGTTAGACGTGGTTTCAAGTGACGGGACTAACGCTGTGCTGCCGTTAGCTGACACAAACAACTGGGGCGTGATGTCGGATGAGATGTTCGATGAGCATGAGGTTAACAATGCTAAGGTCTCGGATATAAACCACAATGTCACTACTAATCTTTCTGTAAGTAGGGATAGCACAAAACTAGATATAGTATCTTCTGATGGTACTAATGCAGTTCTACCACTAGCTGATACGGATAATTGGGGGATGAGATGTTTGATTATCTATACGCAATAGAACCTAGCGCAGACGTAACTGATGAAGATAATGTCAGATCTGCAGGAGCTTTGATGGATGATGAAGTAGATGCAGATATTAAGACACTCTCACTTCCTGCAAGTACAACAATCTCCACATTTGGGGCATCACTTATAGATGATGTGGCTAATTCAAATGCAAGAACAACTTTAGGATTAGGCACAGCCGCAATAACGGCAGCAACTGCATACGCAACTTCAGCACAAGGATCAACAGCAGATTCCGCACTTCAACCAGCGGATACAATGTATGTTGGCACAACTTCAATTGCATTTAATAGAGCAAATGCTGCATTAACACTTGCTGGAATTACTTTAACAACACCAAATTTAGGAACACCAAGTACATTAGTTGGTACAAACATTAGTGGAACGGCCGCAAATTTGACAGTTGGTGCTACTACAGGAGTTGAAGCAGGTGCAGACGTAACTGATGCAACAAATGTAGAAGATGCTGGCGCGTTAATGGATAATGAATTAACAAGTATCGCAGATGTTAAAGCATTAAACCAATCAGTTGTTAGTGGGGCAACACCTACATTCACAACCACTAATTTTACAGATGCATCAAATAAAAGATTAATGACAGATGCTCAAGAAACTTTATTAGATTCTGTTGAATCCGGCGCAACCGCAGATCAAA